GGAAAAAAGGGAATCACTATCCCTCACAGCGTAGGCGTTATTGACGCAGACTACCGTGGGGAAATCAAAGTCCTGTTAAAAAATATTGGAGACGACCCTTATAAAATTTCACGCGGCGACCGTATTGCACAGCTGGTTATCATGCCAGTTTTGCTGCCTGAATTTACAGATATTTGGAACGACACAGAACGCGGTACTGGCGGATTTGGCAGTACCGGCACATAAAGGAAATCATGGCAGTCAGCACACGAGCACAAGTAATTACACGTCGAACATACAATAGACCAACTTCAGACGACGGAAAACAATTTGAAACATGGCAAGAAACAGTTGCCCGAGTAATTGACCACCAACAGTGGTTATGGGAAAGAGCAGTAGGTCGTGACTTAAACGACCAAGAATACGCAGAACTATACGATCTAGAGCAGCTAATGCTTGATCGTAAAGTATTAATGAGCGGACGCACACTTTGGCTAGGCGGCACTAACGTAGCTAAAACACGTGAAGCCTCACAATTTAATTGTAGCTTTACACACGTTGAAACTATTTATGACGTAGTTGACGTGCTATGGTTGCTGTTACAAGGTTGCGGAGTTGGATTCAAACCAATTGTTGGTACACTAAATGGTTTTTCAAAGCCAATTAAAAATATCCGAGTTGTTCGTAGCACACGTACAGCAAAAGGCGGTAACGAACAAAACGTTGAAACATTCGATGCAACTACTAAGACGTGGACAATCCAAGTAGGAGATAGTGCAGAAGCTTGGGCAAAGTCTATTGGAAAGCTGATTGCTGGTAAGTACCCTGCTGATACTCTTGTACTAGACTTTAGTCAATTACGCCCCGCAGGTGAAAGGTTAAAAGGTTATGGTTGGATTAGTTCAGGTGATAGTGCAATTAGCACTGCTTATGTTGCTATTGCCAATATACTTAATGGTCGTGCTGATAGTCTACTTACTAGGATGGATATTCTTGACATTGTTAACCATCTTGGTACTATTTTATCCAGTCGTCGCAGTGCTGAAATCGCACTTTTCGATTACGGTCAACCAGAGTGGGAAGAGTTTGCTGTAGCAAAGAAAGACTGGTGGTTGCATAACAATGCACACCGCACACAATCTAATAATAGCTTGGTGTTTAAAGAAACACCTCTACGATCAGACTTAGAAAAAATCTTTGGTATGATGATTAAAGCAGGTGGCAGTGAGCCAGGCTTTATCAACGAAGTAGAAGCTATTCGTCGTGCCCCTTGGTTTAAAGGTGCTAATCCTTGTGTTGAAATCTTACTAGGCAACAAGTCTTTCTGTAACTTAACAGAAACTGATATTGCTAAGTTCAAAGGTGATACTGCTGGCTTACACACAGCTATTAGACTAGCTGCTCGTGCTAACTATCGCCAAACTTGCGTTAACTTACAAGACGGTATCTTGCAAGAGTCATGGCACTTAAACAACTACTTCTTACGTTTATGCGGAGTAGGCTTAACAGGTATTGCAATGCGCCCTGACATGGGCAGCTATGACTACGAATACTTAAAGCGTACAGCAACTGGTGCAGCTATTGGTATGAGCCAAGAACTTGGTTTACCTGCTCCTAAAAATGTAACTTGCATTAAGCCAAGTGGAACATTAAGTAAAATCATGGACACTACCGAAGGTGTTCATAAGCCACTAGGTAAGTATATTTTCAACAATGTACAGTTTAGTAAGCATGACCCAGTAGTTGAAAAACTACGTCAAGCCAACTATCGTGTTATGAACCATCCTGTTGATGATAGTGGAGTACTAGTTACATTTCCAGTACGTTGGGATGATGTTCCTTTTGATGAAGTTGCAGGAAAAGAAGTTAATATTGAATCAGCTGTTATTCAGCTAGAGCGATATAAACTACTACAAACATCTTGGAATCAACAAAATACCAGCGTAACAATTAGTTATGATCCTAGCGAAGTACCTGCTATTATTGATTGGTTACTGGATAACTGGGATTGTTATGTAGGCGTTAGTTTCATCTATCGCACAGACCCTACTAAAACTGCAAAAGACTTAGGTTACTTGTATCTTCCACAAGAAGTCGTAACCGAAGAAGACTACAACGAATATGTAAAAGTATTAGTTGAAGTCGACTTAAACAACACCAACAGCTTCGACGAAATTACTGATGCTGAGTGTGCCACGGGCGCTTGCCCAATTAAATAACCCACTTTATTATAAATAAAACATGAACGATATTAAATTCACATTAACCGACCTTTCTGTTGATGACGTTAACTGCGTTTTAGCTGGACTACAAGAGTTGCCAGCAAAGATTGCAAACCCACTATCACAAAAGATTCGTGAACAAGCTGAAGCACAATTACCCAAGCAAGAATCTGCCCCAGCAGAAGTTGCCCCACAGTAATTAATCCTGCAATGCAAAAGCCCTCTAAGAGAAATCTTAGAGGGCTTTTTTTCGTCCATTTTTCATAACCATTTGTTTATGCTGGAACCTTAACTATCGAGTAAAATTTCTTAATAACGTGCATTTTTACTCCTCTTCCCATAAAAATGGGGTTGTCGTACATAACAAAAGGTTGTATAATTATAGCATCAGTTAATAAATTTTAAAAGGATTAAACTTATGCGATTATACCCAATTTACATATATAATAGAACGCCTGAAAGCGATAGCCCAGAATATAATGACGAAGCTACCATGGTAAAAGCTAATCTAGAAAATATGCGTCAAGCAATAGAGTATATTGATAAAACAATAAAAGATAATGATAATATACCAGAATGGGTACAAGAAAAAATTGCTGTAAATGCAGCAATGTTAAGCGGCGTTTGGAATTATATGAAATCAAAAGAAATTGCTAAAGAAGCAGAAGTTGCTAAAGAAACAGAAGTTGTTAAACCTACAGAGTAAAATATGAGTAACAACGTACCAGTTTCTGATGAAGTAATTAAAAAAGAAGATTTACAATCTAATACTAAACCTACTGATAAAGAAATAATGGGTCAACTTATAAAACAAGCTAAATTTGCAGAAGATTACTACAGTAAATTAGTAGCTGAGTTTCAGGAAAATTTAAGAAAAGTACTTCCAAGAGTATTTTAAATAAAAGAATTTGGATTTAACCAAGTCGCGCGGTGATGGCGTATATCACTTAAAAATTTTTAATAACAATTGTCAAAAAGGAATTTAATATGGCAGAAATTTTACAACCTAGTGGAATGATGATGAGCGGTGGTGGAGACGGCGGCTTGTTTGGTGGTGGCGGATTAATCGGCGGATTAATCTTAGGTAGTTTGTTACGTAATAATGGTAACTTACTAGGTGGCGAAGGCGCAGCTGGTGCAGGCGCAATGTTGCGTAGCCCTCCAGAACAAGCAGCAGCTAACATGAGTTTAATGCAAGCTATTGGTGCGGTCGATAAATCAGTTGCAGTTAATGCCGCAACATTTGAAGCTAGTCAAGCTACACAAAGTTTGGGACTAACTACTCAGTTTAACAACCAAACCGCAGCTTTATCTCAACAGTTAATGGCTCTTAATACCGAAGTAATGGAAAACCGTTATGAATTATCACGTGATATTTCAAATGATGGTGACAAAACTCGTGCACTAATTACAGCACAATACGAAGCGGCATTAAATCGTCAGTTAACAGATGCTAATGCGGAAATTATTGCGCTAAGAAACCGTGCAGCTCTTGATTCAGCTACTAATGGTATTACATTAACAAATACCAATAATATCAATCAAATGCAACAACAATCTCAGCAACAGCAACAATACGCACATTTAGCACAGTTAATTTATGGTCTAGGTCAGAACATTACAAACGGTGCAATCAATGTTGGTAGCGGAACGCTAACAGCTAATCCAACTAACACAAATACTAGCATCCGTTAATATTTAATGTGTTTAATAAGCCCCGCAGCCACAAGTTGTGGGGTTTTTTATTAAAGGAATAACATGATATTAGAACAACAACAAGGTATGCCTTTTGGTTGGCCTATGGCTCCTTTTATACCTCCAATGTTGCCTCCTGTTTGTCCTCCGCCTATACCAGGCTACATTAATGATGCGGATATATTTATTAATAGTAGTATTGTTGGACCACCAGGACCACCAGGACCACCAGGGCCGGCTGGGCCGCCAGGACCACCAGGAACTCAAGGGCCAGCAGGTAGTTTAGCTGATGTACCTGTTACGTTAATTGACGAGCCTACATATACGCCTGATGCAGCAGAGTATTTTTTAGGTGTTATTTATGATGGAACGGTTACAATTACTTTGCCTGCTGGTACATTAGGCAAAGTTTACGTTGTAAAAGATGCTGTCGGAGATGCTAATACAAATCCCATAACTGTAACTACAACTGGTAGTACTATTGATGGGCAAGTTAATTATGTAATGAATACTCCTTGGGGTAGCATTAGTTTAATTTATAACGGTATTGAATGGAACGTAGTTTAATTTTAAAGGAAAAAATATGGCATATAATAGCCCATTAGCTTCAACCACCAATTATGGTGTAGTTGAAATAGGAACAGGTATCAGTGTAACAAATGGAGTTATATCTGTAATACCAAATGGACAAGTCAACACTATTTCAGTAGTAGATGCAGACAGTCCGTACACAGTAGACAGTGCAGGAGCATTGCCTAATTATTATCTAGGCATTAATGGTGTAGGTGGTGGGGTTACTATTCTACTACCAGCTGGTGTAGATGGTAGAGAACTAGTAATAAAGTCTGAGGCAAATCAAACAAGTGATATTACTATTACTCCAAATGGAGCAGACACTATTGAAAATACTACTACATATAGTATTTTAGCTGTTACCGATGGATCAGTAACTCTTATATTTCGCGGAACAAATTGGAACGTAGTATAATATGAGTTATACACGGCCACCAGCATCTACTCTAGCAGGTACTGCTTTAAAACAAACACCTGAGCCAAGTACAAAAGCACTAGTTCCAGTTGTTTTAGATGCAGAAATAGCTACTACCACTAATTTAGGTGTAGTACAAGTTGGTAGTGGTCTTTCTGTTACACCTTCAGGTATACTTTCTGCCACTGGTTCTAGTAGTAATATAATTAATGTTAAACTTACATCAGTAAACTATACTGCGTTAGATACAGACTATTATATTGGAGCTACTAAAAAAGACATTACAATAACTTTACCACTAGGAATAGTTGGTAAAGTTTACGTAGTAAAGAATCAAGTAGAAGGTTCTATAAAAGTCAAAGGTACTGGACAAAATTTAGATACTTCAGGAGACAAAACTCTTGGTTCTGAAAAAGGTATAGTATTGGTATTTGACGGAACTCGGTGGAACATAGTTAGTGACACTTAAACAAAAAAGCCCCGTATAGCAATATACGGGGCTTTTCTTTTTAGTTGTCCGAACTTGATAAAAATGCAGCTGCAAATTCCAGCGCTTTAGAATCTTCACGCTCACGCATGATTTGATCACGTTTTTGGCTGCTCCATGAATAGCCACCATCTCCGCCCCACAAATCCCAAGCTACGCGTCCTTTACTAGG